TTGCATATATAATCAAAGACTAACATTTCTATCCTCCTCTTCTATAGCATCAGCTCTCTTCTGCATTTCTATAAAAGTTTTTACTAGACCTGGACTTGCTGAATTATATAATAACCCTGCCTTTTGGCAAAGCTTATCAAACTCCGCATGTCCATAATCATCCCTCCAGTCAAGAACTAATAACCACAATGCCTGTATTACTTCTTCCTGAGTCATATCATAATGGTTCTTAGAATACCACAGATATGTAAACACTCTTTTAACGATTCCCACTATCCTTGCCTTTGATACCGTTTCTTTCATTTTCATAATAATAGATATTAACATTGTCTATTATAGAAGTCAATATATGTTATAAGATAATGATAATAAATTGCCTAAGTTTATTATCATTGACGAACAATTCTGTTCTGTCATTTTTATTAGGCAAGAATGGAGAATTAAAATGATAACAAAAAAAATAATATCTTTTTCTTTTGATAAGGAGGAACTGGATCCTTGGCTGAAAGATGTGAACAGCAGAAAAGAGATGGTACTCGTCCTCTATGGACAAGTATCTCTTCAAGGAGGGAATTTTCTTATGGTATCTTTGGATACCATAAGAATGAAGTTATTGGATATTTTCGGAATATCCAATAATGTTTCTCTAAATGAGAAAATAATTTCTCATTTAGAGAAATGGGGAAAAATAGAGTTCTCAATAGAAGAACTCTAAAAAAATATAAGGCCCTGTGAGTCGGCCTTATAGTATACCTTAAATAGGTAGAACTATAAAAAGGACTCTCTTTATAGGTTAGTAGTTAAACCTATTTTTTAGCCCTAATTTGTGTTATAAGGTGTGAAGCAACATATTTAGCTTTAGGAGGAAACATGTTATTAAAAATTTTATTTATTAGCTTGGCCCTTATAGGACTAATATTTTTAGTTACGGGACATTGGGAATCTCTAAAAATACATATCTTAGTTATTTTATCTACCGTTCTAGGATGTATACTAGGCTATTTTTTAAGGAGGCGTAAATGATGGAACGAGACATTAATTATTGCGGTGCTTGTTCGCTAAATGAATATGATACCTTTGTTCCGTCGGAAGGAAACCCAGAAACAAAAATATGGTTTGTAGGAGAAGCTCCTGGAGAAAAAGAAGTAAAAAGACAAAGACCTTTTATAGGTCTTACAGGATTAAATGGTAGAAACTGGTTCGGAGTTGCTGCTGCAAGACTGGGATCTCCTTTAGAAATTAGTGAAGAACACATGTTTATAACTAATACTGTATGGTGTCGTCCACCATATAATAATACCCCGAACAATGAGCTGTCTACTTATTGTGGAAAGAGGTATTTATTAGAACTCTTCAATAAACATAAACCAAAAGTAGTATTGCTTGTTGGAAAGACTGCTGCAAGATTCTTTTTAGGAACAGAAGAAAAAACATTGGCGCTACGTTACGCTCCTATTGAATTAGAGTCTACTACTCTAATTCATATCCACCACCCATCTTATATATGGAGAAATAGACATCTAGAAGAAGATTATATCAATTCTTTAATGCGAACAATATCTATTATAGAAAGATGCCAAGAAAACACCGTCCGCTTGCGGCGGTGATGAATTGGCAAAATAATTCTTAAAAAAGCACCTGACAAATTCTAAATATCTTCTTCTAATTCAGGATTTTCTAAATTAACAGGAATGTCTTTGTATTCTTCAATATCTTTAGATTCTTCAATATCTTTAGATTCTTCTCTTTTTATTCCATAGTCTAGGGGTTTATCCTCTATCGGAACATGCTTTATTTCAATATAACTGAATACAATTCTTAGAGGATCAGAATTAAAGAGTTTCTCTTCCCATCTAAATATGGCTCTACCCTCTAGAGCATCTTTTAATACCATTTCGTACTCTCTGATATCCTCTTCTTTACTCAGATCATAAATCACAAGCCTGGGGGTCTGTTCTATTCGTGTAGTACTTAATGGTGTATTAGGATTAATTTTTTTAGTGGCCCCAATAGTATGATCAATAATATCATTTAAGCTACTCATACTCCGCCTCCTTGTTGCTCCATCATAGCCTTAGCTTGCTCCCCTTGTGCCTCTTCTTGTGATCTTAGTCTTGTTGTAACTACAGAGTAAAGTACATAATCCTCATTAGATAATTGTGCAAGATTACTACGTCTTACATTTTCAGGGAGTTGCATTAATTGACTAATAAGTTCATCTGCCTGAGCTACAATAGCCTGTTGATTATATTGAGTACCTGCTCCTGCCGCTTGTTGGTTCTGTACTATAGTTGCAATATTGGACTGCTTCTTGTCAAGTTGAACTTGAATACCTTTTTGGAAAGTATCCTCGTCCAGTATCTCCTGTCCACGTTTCTTTCTTTCTCTATTTAAATCAATACCATAGGGTTCCAACTGGGTTTGTTTAGATAGAACATCTCCCATAATCTGGGATAACTGCAACACTAGTTGTTTTTGTTGCACGTCATCTACAAACTTGAAATCTGTAAGAGTTACTTTAATTGGAGGTTCTGCCCCCATAATAGAAGAAGTCTTTTTAATAGTCCACTCCAACAATTTGTTAAGCCCAGTAATATAAACTTGCAACTGGTTCTCCAGCATTCTTAGATTAATAGAACTGGCTGCGGCAGCAGAGGATAATCCTCCTCTAAAAAATTCAGGAGGAACACCTATAGCTGTTACAATATTAGACTCTGCATTTTCTACCTCTCCTAATGTTAGCAAAGCTCTACCTTGTCCATTAACAGGTTCAACCCCTATAGGTACGGGAGAATACATTATTTCCAATGGATCCTGTCTATGCCTGCGGATACCCTCTTCAAGTTCACTTTGTAAATTGGCTAAACTTATGTGACGAATAGGATCTGCTGAAGTTCCTGTAGGTTGTGGATAAATTATTCTAAAAGGAACCATATGGTCCAAAGCTATTGCTTCATTAGCTTTACGCAGAACTGTAGCATATAAGAACATAGGGATCGCTGCAGCCATAGGAGGAAATCCCCATCCTAGATTTAGTCCTGACGGAGCTTGCATCTTATCATGGTATAATTGATCGGATCCAAATTTATAGACATATTTTTTGCTTTTTATTGCACAGAGTAATTCTAAAGGTGTTTCCTTTAGAATTAACGGGTCATTATCTTCAACATATCTGTACAGTTCAGATGAAGGATTATATCTATATTCACTATTTCCTGTAAATGGATTTGTGTGTATACTTATTTCTTTAGGATCCCAGTGCGTTATACTTATCTTAGAGGCATCTTTTACTATCATACGTTTTATTTTACTAGTTTTAACTTTAGATTTGCACCATGGACAATAGTAAGAAAAAAATGCTTTGATAGATTTATTTTCTTCTGTAATTTCAAATTTTATATCTTGAGCTTTCTCAATAGATAGTGATTCTCCACATTTATTACATATGAGGAGTCTAATAGCTTCTGGAGATATGCTCACAAATGAATTACCATAGATAAATAGATCTAGACCAAATCTTTGAAGATGATCACGCATTCTGAGCTTGTCCTCTAAAATACTTTTATACTTATTACGAAGATTTGCATCCTCAGAATCATAAGAAAGTTCTGTTATGGGATAATCACTCAGTTTCTTAATAGCACTACTAATATGGGCACTCTGATAATATAGGTACTCACACCAGTAGAAAAGGTCTTTCAAAGTTTTTGGTATAAACTTTGAAAGATAAGATAAAAATGGTGAGGAATGTTGGTCACCTACTGTATAGGCATTCGTAAGTATATCATATCTTCCCATTGATATTAATCCTTCTATAATAGAGATAGTTTCAAATATATCTATTATAGCATTAACATTATAAGGAGTCAATCTAATGACAAAAGAAAAAAATAAGCAGGGGCATAACCCCCCACCTTTTCCAGAAGTTCCAACACCTAATCCTCCTCTAATAACAAAAAGAAAAGAGGGCTTCATAATAAATGACCTAGAAGTGGAGCAAGAGAACATGTATGATCAAGCGATTGCTATGCTATTTAAAGAACTTATCTTTTTACAACATGATATAAGAATTCTTAAATCAGATGTTAAAGGTCTAAAAAATGCTAAAAATAATAAATGAAACTCCCTATCTAGTTATGGATACTCAACCAACTTCCCCTTTTCACTATAAAAGATCTAA